GCAATTCAATCGGTGTCTTGCGCCCAAGTGATAGCGACAAGTCGGCAGCGGCTACGAAGTCCTTGAATCGTCTTACCGTGTCGTTTCTCGCGTGGCGGCGATATGGTTTTAATACCGCTCCGAGGAAATAGGTGGGTTCGCTCAAGTTTGTTATGGTCGTTTTCAGCGGGTGTAGCTGGAGCATCAACTCCCTTTGAAGGAACTCGTCAGCCATAGCCCAGCAATACTCAAGGTACGCCCTATCGCGGTGGAGCATCTTGCCATCGTCAACGTACCGTACCGCGTGCTTGATGAGCAAGATGCGCTTGATGTATTGGTCAAGAACGTTGAGGTATATGTTGCTACAAAGCTGGTTAATGACATCGCCGATGGGTATGCCGACACCCGGTTCTTGGTCTCTCAAACTCTTGCCGGGCTGGATAAGACGGATGAGTTCCGGGTTTCCGTGGTAGACGCATCCCTCAAGCGGGTCTCGCGTTAAGAATACCGCATTTATCCATTCAGCAAAGTCGTAGTCAATCCGCTCCGGCTCTTTGATTCTATGCTTCTCAAGGGTCTCAAATATGATTTCGAGCAGCTTTGCACGATTGATGCTCATAAAGTAGGCTTTGACATCGTAATTCAACGACCAAGCCTCATATCGGTAGTTGTCCGTTACTGCGCGGATGTGATGCTCAAGACGCTCGATGCCGCACAACGTTCCCTTTCCAGAACGGCAGGAGAATGAATCATACACAAAGTATCGCTCGAATATGGGCGAAATGAGCATAAAGAGAACGTGGCTCACAACGCGGTCGCGGAACTTCGGGGCAAACACCTCTCGGACGGTGGGTTCCGTGATGACAAACCAATCAAGCGGCTGCGGATACCAAGTTCTATGGTACAACTCCAAAGCAATGTCCTTGATATTCTTTTCAAGTTGGAGTTCAAATTCAATCTGGGCGTAAGTGCCGCGCTCCTCCTCTCTCGCCTTGAGATATGCACTCGTGACGAGACTATGAATATCATTCAACTTGTACTGCATTGGAGTATTCGGAAAAAGAACACGCGCTTTACCCAATGCTCTGGCGGGGCGCACCGAAAAGCCGTTCGCACGGTTATTGTTGTTCAAGGGGTTAACGTTGCCCGAATTGAAATTGAGGTTGCGGGCGTTGGTCTGCGAGTTCGGTGCAAACGACCAATAGTTGCCGTTCGACCCGACATTGTTGAGACCACCCGAACCGTTGTTACGGTTGCCGGAGGCTGGCGCGTAGAGTACGCCGTTTAGTGAATGTGCGGTCGGGAAGCTGGTGTTGACAACCGCATAGACTTCCGGCGAGGCAAGCGACAGAGCGATTGCCAACGCCATCTTCAATATCCCCTTCGGGGTGGCGTACTGAATTAGGAAAGACCGTTCCCGCCAGACGGATGATACCCTCATCCCGGTTCTGCGGGAATACTCCCTCGTAAGCGCGTGTTTGGTTATGTTATTAGTTGTTTTCAATGGTTATTGAGCTATTCTTCCAGCCGATAAGTTGACGCATAACATCGTCCTCAAGGAAAACGATAGATGTAAGCCCGCTTTTCTTGATTCCGCCGAGGTCGTATAAGATTCTCACGCGAACCTCAACTTTCTCCATAATCTTTATGGCCGAATCAATGAATCCAACTCGTTTCTCCGGGTTATCCGCAGATTTGTTGGCAAAGGCGATATTCTCAAGCACAGAGATAAGCCCCATTTCAATCTTGTCAACGAGCGCAATCTTTAAGTTCTTCGTTGCCTTATGCGAGGAGGTCAAAACTTGATTTATGAGCCTTCTCGTCTTGTTGTAAACGGGCAATTGTGCTATTTCCATAGTTCCTTGATTCTCTTGATTAGGTCGTAGCAATCCATCGGTGTCGCGTTCGCCAAGTCAAAGCCTTTGACCATAGAACGAACCTCGTCATCGTGGAGTACAACGACCGAATCCTTGATGTTGATGCTAATCTTGTTTTTGCTCATCGAATTGGGTTTATATGCACCCGCCCTTGAAATGGGCGGGTGCTTTGTAAAGGTTCTAACTCAATTCTCTGGCGGGGCGCACCGAAAAGCCGCCCGCACGGTAATTGCCGTCCAAGGGGCCAACGCCGCCCGAACTGAAACTGAGGTAGCGGGCGCGGGCCTGCGAGTACGGTGCAAACGACCAATAGTAGCCGTTCGACCCGACAATGAGGAGACCACCCGAACCGTAGTTACGGCTGCCGGAGGCTGGATAGTATGCGCCAACCTCATCGTTCGAGTTCTTCTTGAAGTACCAGCCGTTCAAGAAGTCGGCAGAGGAGATAGTGCCGCTTCCATCCTTGTCTACGACATTGAAGTATTGGTAGAGGCTATCGCCGTGGTTGCTACCATCGGTGGTGAAGCCCGTCCAAGCGCGACCTGCGGGCAGCATAGTAAACGGCGGGCAGGGGTCGTAGATGGTCTTGATTGCGGTTGCTTGGTTGTCATCAAGGTCGCCAGAACCCGTGATGTTCGCAGCCCAGAAGTTGTTGAACCAGCCGAGGTTGTTCCAATTGTGGTTCGTGGAATCGTAGCGCGTGAAGAACAGATTGGGGTTCTTGATTGCGTTGGCCACCGTCTTGGTTGCAAGCTGGTCTGCGTCAGTACCGAGTACACCCCAGCCGGAGTATGCGTTACCCTCAATATCGTAGAGGGTCATATTCGAGTTAGAGTTGTACGCGGATGGAGGACACATCGGGTCTTTTCGTCCCCATTGGTAATGAGGACTGACGCAACGGGTACGGTCTGCGTTCCAGATAGTACCGACCGCTTCCGGCAGCATTTCGTACTCCACATCCGTGTGGTTGGAAAGGGTCTCGTATTCGAGGTTGTCCGTGGTGAGCCAGAGCGTCCACGACCACATAATGTTGCCGGAGAGGTCTTTCACCCAGAGTACGGCAAGACCGTTGGTCGCGGGGATGGAAGCAACGGTGAAGCGGATGTAGTTGCAATCCGCACCGTTTTCGAGGGTTACTGCGGAAATGAGTGCCGAACCCGTCTGCCAGAGTAGACCGACAGAGCCAGCCTTGCAGCCAGCGTTCTCCTCAATGTAGGGAGAGGTGATTTCGTTGCCGAGGTGGTTCACGAAAGCTGCGGTGTAGGTCGAGCCTTGACGGGTGTACGCTTGCGTGTTCCGCTTCGAGTTCTTGATGCCGTTTCCGTAAACGAGAGGCAAGCAGTAAGTTCCAGCAGCACGGACAACATAGGTGTTCGCGGTGTTCCGAAGAATCATCTTGTTACCCATATTGTCACGCATAGAGAGGTCTTGCGCTTCGAGTTCGAGCGCATTGATGCGGGCGTTCTGCCCCACGATGGCGGCGGTATTTGCCTCCACCTGCGCGGCGGTTTCTGCGCCAGCACCAACGGCCACTACGCGCCACCCGGTGTTCGCAACGGGATAACCGTCAACGATGGAGCCGGGTACGGTGGCCGGATGGTCAACCGTTGCCTCGAACTCGCTTCCGAGGTAGGTGTAGCGGTTGAACTTGTAGATGTCGGCGGCAAGGGTTGTACCCTGCACATACGCACCCTTCGATACGGGTACGCTGCCAGCTTCGATGGTAATAGTGTCAGCCATAATTAGTTGGTTTTTATTGTGATTTTGAGTTTCCCGGTCGTGTAATCAATGGTTGCGGATTGAAGCCTCGAATCCCCTTCTGGCCTTGATAGTATGACTTTGCCCGTGGTTTCGTCAAAGTCAACCAAAAACACCAGAGACGCGACCGATGTGGCTTGCTCAAGTCTCGTAAAGATTGCCTTGAGCTTGCTCCACAAATACGCGAGGCCCGTCTTGTCGAGGTATTCTACCATAGGTCTACGATTGTACTATGATGTCAATTTCTTCCGTGGTTATCGAACTCACGCCACCATCGTTCATCTTGACGAGTTCGCTCCCGCCCCAGCGGAACTGCGAGTTGGCCGCGTAGTCTCCGCTATCGTTGAGCAGGACATAAATCTTTCCGTCCTCCGGGGTTTCACCCGTAGCCCCCCAAGTGTTCGTTCCTGTCGCTGTGAAAATCTTTTTGGAAGTGGAGTTGTAATACTTGTCGCCAGCCGAGCAAGTCGCAGGCGCAGAGCCACTTATGGCAATCAACTCGATAATGTCATCCACATAGCTCGGAAGCTGGGATGCGGGAACGTGGCCGCTCGAATCGAGGGATGCAACGCCATTTGCCGCGCCCTTCGTGGAGGCTTCGATGAAGTCCGAAGGCTTCTTGCCGGAATCGGTGGGGTTGCCGTTGGAATCCACGCCAGCGAAGTTTCCGTTGGTTGCTCCCGTTACCTTATCGGCTTTGCCGGAAATGTCTTGGTGCTGCTTGAGGAAGGTCTCAAACGTTCCCTTCTTCGTGAGGGCTTGGGTGTCGGTAGAGCCATCGAACGTAAGGGATGCGCGGGCAATCTTTCCATCATTGGAGGCATCGGTGACAACCAGCTTGTCGCCATTTGCGATGTCAATATCATTTGTCTGGAGTGCGCCGCCATTCTGGATGTTGCCGTGTCCGTGGTCGGATGCCGCGCCGCCACCGTCCGCTACGATTGTGGCCGCAGAAACGAGGTCGGACGATGAGCCGTTCTTTGTTATCGTGAACTTCTTGTTTTGCGAATCGTAAGAGATAGCGGAAAGGAAAGCCGCCTTGAGTTTGCCCCAGAGGTAGAGCAAACCATTGTCGTCAAGATACTTTTTTGCCATAGTCGGATAGTTTTTAAGTGTTTAGTATTGCTTGTATTTCAAGGTTTGAAAGGGGGCGGTCGGCCACTTCGTTGTCGAGCTTCGTCTTATCGCCTTTCGTCATAAGACCGTCCTCGGCATCTGTCGCCGGGCCAAGATTCTCCATTTTGTCAAGGAGGGCTTGAACTTCCTCGCCACTCTCTTGGGTTAGGTTGTATATTTTCATATCGTTCTCTGTTTGAATCCGAGGAATCCGTGGTCAAGTGTCATAAGGATGTCGCCATCGCCAACCGCGATGATGTGGATTCTATCGTCAATGTTTGTCGAGCAGACCAGCCCTACCGACACCGACATTCCGCCGCTTCGCGTGGCTACAACGGATGAGCCGCCAAAGCGCGTGGCCCTTACCGTGATTCGGTTGCCCATTCGCTTGACGGAAGTGGTTATACCGCCCTTGCGGGTGATGGCCGCAACGCATCCGCCAATCCGTTCTACTATGACATTAAGGCATCCCATTAGTTGTTCACGAAGATTAGGTCAATCTTTTCGACCTCTGCGCGGATGCCGCCCACGAAGTCGAGGTCTGGCACAAATGCGGTCGTTTTCATAGTGAGTAGGCCGATTCCGAACTCCCGCGTATCGAAGCATACATAGAACTTGTGGTTTTCGTCTTGGATGAGTTCCGACTTCTGGAACACGCGGCTATGCGATGCGTTGTAAATCTCTACCGTGAAGTCATCCTCCGTAATGGTGAATCCGGGAGAAGTGATGGCTACTTGGTACTTGAGCTTTGTTCCGAGGTATGTTTTTTCGTTCATAGCGGTTAGATGTTGAAGATGAGTTGCAGCCGCCCCGTTTCTTGGTTGAGGTTGGCATCGTTGATGGTCGTGTTATTCTGGAGGGTGACAACGTAGAGCCGCCCCGTTTCCTCGTTGAAGGAGATACCGAAGCATCCGTTGGCAACGAAGGTCTCAAGTGCGTTGATGGCCGATTTTACACCGCCGGACTTCACGGGGTTGGAGCTACCAGCGGTGGGCACATCGTCAAAGGTGAGGGTCGCTTGCTTCGCGTTGAGTGCGGCTTGCAGTTCCGTGTTTGTCGGGAGTGCGCCCAGCTTTTGCACCAACTCCGAGGTGATTGCGGAGTTGATTGCGGCCCATTGCGATGCCGTGAAAGACGAGTTGTTGAGGTCGTACTCAAATAGCCACTCCGAGCCATCGTAATGGTATTTCTTGTAAATCGTGTTCCCGTTGCCATCAACGGTATTCCAATACACATAGTCGTTTATCTCGTGCGGCAGGGAGTTTGCCCACGAGATAAACTGCGAGTATGTCAAACCCGTTGCGGAAGTGCCACGGAAAGTAGCTGCGGAAGTGGCGATGGACGAGTTGACGAACGCTTTATCTGCAAGCTGGTTTGCATCCGTAGCTTGTGTCGGTATGAGTGCTACGATTGCATCAATAAGCCCCTGCAAAACATCCTCTCGCCCCGTAGCCCGCGCTATTTCCGAGTTGAGCGATGAAATGGTGGCGAGAAGGGCCTCCGCCGCTTGCGCCCTGCTCGTTTCCGCCGCGAGCGCGGTTTTGGTTGCGAGCAGCGCATCCGCGCTCTCCCTCGCGGTGGCCTCCTGCGAAATCTGGGACTGAACACCGAGGGCGATATTGATGGCCTCTTGTATGGTGGGGCCGGATTGTTGAAGTTGATAATCTGCCATATTTCTCTATTGTTCTGCTATTGTGTTACTCGTATGGTTAGGTCGGAAAGTGCCGAGCTTTGCGGATGTATGGTTATCGTTCCGATTAGCATATCCGTGATGTATTGGTCTTTCTCCTCGCAGTAAACGGTTATCGTTGTCTCGCCCGTTCCGCTCGAAGAACCGCCTCTACCGGGCGATATTGTAAGCGATGGCATTGTGATGGTCGGTCTCGGATAGGTGACCTCGAAGGGGGTGTATTCCCAAGACACCTTGAAGGTCTTTGTACCACCTGCCGCATCGAAAACAAGGAATTGTGGCGAGCGAGATATTGACGCATATCCGCCTTGAAACACCTGCTGGCTAAACCAAGAGCCGCCATTTGCGTTCTTTGCGTTCACATACCCCGCACGGGGAGTGCCGCCGCTCGACTGCGCGGAGATAATCAACTTGCTATTCGTGGTATCAATAGTGACCCAAGACAAGCTCGTTGACAACGTTACTGCATCACCCGTGATTTCCGTATCGCCACCATAAGCCTCGGATTCCGTGGTGTAGTATTCACGGTGGTTATCATCATTGTTTGCGGAACTCCACGATGAGTATTTCTTATACACCGGGCGGTCGTGGTACGGGGTGCGAATGTGGCTACCGACAACGGAGTAGGCGGTTTCTCCTCCCGTGAACGGTGCTTCCGTAGATTGAGAGGTATAGTTGCTAATCGTGAATGTCTTGATGCCATAATCGTGGTCAACGTTGTAAGTAGACCCCCAAGAGCCGTTCACAATGTTATCGGTAAGGATATTGATAACGCTAACAAGAACATCGTCAGTTGCGCCAGCCGTTGCAGCGTGAACCTTGACGGAATCCGTTGTCACGTTCTTCTGCATATCACGGTGCGTAACCGTAGTGCCGGAGAGTGAGAAAGCACCGCCGCTCGACATATCCGTAAGCGAAAGCGAAGGGGTGTCATTCACCGTTTCCTCGGAGCCGGAAACAACATCGGTTGCTCCGCCGGATTGCCAATAGCTATATTTCGTATGATATGCGGTATAGGCAACGGTAGCCGTTCCACCACCAGCCCAAATCTGGTTGCTTCCAATGGAAACGCTCAAGTACCAATCCTTCGTCTGGTTCGTAACAATGGAATCCGCCTTCTGCGTAACCGTCTTGCTCTCACTCGTCAAGCCGCCGAATTTCGCCACAACGGAGTGCGATGCTTGGCTGGTGTTGTGAAGGTTATTCACATAGAATTGGTTGGACGAATTTGAATAGTCAGTCGCGTTGTTCACGCGCATCGTAACGCCATTCGCACCCGTAACGGTCTCATTGGTATGCTGCGTCATACCCGTATATGCGGTAGTATCACCGTCATCGTATGCGGAATACTTTGTACCAGCGTCCCTCCAAGAAGCCTTTACGGTTGCCGTGACCGCCGTGTTAGCGCAGGTGCTGGTAATGGAATAGGTGGAGAGGGATTGAATCGAGACCGATTGATATTGGGCGGCTACCGGGGTAGCGACATTCGCGCCCTGCGTTGCCGTGGCCGCAGTAGAGTTGCTTCCGCTCTTTCCGTTGATGGTGGCAGTAACATAGATGTTGTATGCGACCTCGCGGGCAAGACCTTCTGTTGTTCCACGCGATGCGGTTGTAACACCGCCGTTCGTGCTATTGAACGATGCACCCGTACCGCTCCTCGCGGAGCCGGAATACGAGACGGAGAATTGTGCGCTCAACCCGCCACCAGATGCCGTTCCGCTGGTCGCTCCGCCATATAGAGTACCCGTAAGTGTCGCAACGAGGGTGCTTCCTTGAAACACTCTCTGCGATACGTTGACGGTCGGATATTCAGTATTGGCCGCAGGGCCAATGGTGTCGTACCCGATTGTGACGGTCGGATTCTCGTAAGTGTAGGCCACATAGTCTTGGTCAATTTCCACTTGGTAGCCATTCCAATTGCCGCCATTCGGGTCTGTGTAGTTCGCGGTTACGGTATAGGTGCGGGTAGACGAGCCGGAGTTTGCCGGAACGGAAACGGAGTTGCCGGAGTAGCTTGTCGGTGTCGGGCTAACGTTTGTAATGGCAGGAACTGCGGTTGTCGTAGTTCTTCCAGACCAACTGCTATACGAACCAGAATCGTAGTGGTATCTGTACTTGTAGCCAAGCGTCCCGTAAACGGAGAACGAAGATGCCACGCTGGTGAGCGATGCCGGACTTGCCCACAATGCAAAGTCGATATAGTCATACTCCGTACTCCTATCATTCTTCGCTTGATAGACCGTTATGTTTCCCATCGCGCTACCGTGCAGGGTGCAGTAGATAACTGCGCTTCGCTTATTGGTATCGTAGTCCGTTCCACGGCTTGCCATCGTAGCGGTCGCGCCGGAGAACGTAATCCAATTCTCGGACGAGAAGGAGAAGTCGGTCGTTGTGGCAGCGTTGTAAACCATATAGTCGTATGCGTAGCCGCTATCAAAGGTGCATTGCGACTTCTGGTCAACCGATGCAGAAAGCGTTGCGGAGTTCTGCGATGCAGCACCGGGATTAGAGCTTGTCCATTTGCTATTCTGGACGGAGAATTGGAAGTTTTGGTACTGCGCCGTTCCGATGGTAACATTATTCGCGTTCTGCGTCATAACATCGGTTGTTGAACCGCTCACCGCAACACCGTTGTAAGTACCAGAGTAGGATGCGACAACGCGACTACTACGGGCCGGGGCATTGGTCGGCTGGGTTGTACCAGACGATTGGTTAATCCCATTTCTTGCGCGGTTGTTGGCAGTCCAAGTGAATGTCTTTGGCGTTGAGTTATAGGTCAGCGAGAAGTTCTGTGGAGTAGTCCATTGCCCATTGATTTGCTCCTGCAAGGTTGTTGTTACGCTATCCGTAACATCAATGGTAGTTATGACGCTTCCCGTAGTCGCATCGCTGATACGAAGCATATAGACTGCGGTCATATTTCCGCCAGCGGCGGGGATGTGGTCATAAGTGTAGGACTGACCAGCGGGTGCGGTTAGAACGATATAGAGCAGACAAGAGTATGCGGCGGGCCAAATCTGCGAGGTGTAGTCATACACCGCACCGATTTCGTCACCGCCGAAATAAACTTTTGTCATATCGTTAAGCGCACCGTCCATAGCCTATGCCTTCTTCTCGAAGTAAAGTGTGTTCGCATCACGGCTTCCCACGGCAGGTACTTGGCCGTGTTCACAAATCTGTATGTGCTTGCAGTTGCCGGATATAAGGTTCTCGCTCGAACCAGCACCGCCAACCTTTCTCGTGATAACCGCATCACTCGTTGTTCCGAAAAACTCAATGAGAACGTAGTTGTTCGCATCCTTCGCCGCCTTGATGTGAGCGAAGCCGTAAGCAGCCGTAGATACGGAAACCTCCGCATCGCCATCGCCGTTATCGCTACTCGAAGCGTCCATCTTTGCGATAGCTCCGTATGTGTTTGCGCCACTATGAAGCCCGGCAACCTTATTACCCTTCTTGGATTGAATAATCTGTGCGATGTCGGTGTTCGACTTTTCTCCATAAGAAGCTATGCCAACACCGTGGAAGAAGGCCGCGCCATCGGACATCCTAAATCCGTTCTCGCTCCACATAGCGACCATACCGCTACCGCCCTCGCCATCGGAATAGTTGTTGCCGGAAGCCTTGACCGCGCCCGTGATTTCAACATCGCTGGCAATGAGCTTACCCGTTGTCGTAACCTTGAATACCTCAACGTTGCTGGCGTTCTTGATAGAGATAGAGCCACCCGTTATTGTCGCATTTGCGGCCACGAGTGCGCCCGTATTGGAAACGGAGAATACGACCGCATTTCCGTTGGAAATCTGGATTTCACCGCCAGAGATTCGTATGTCCTTACAGAACACCACGCCTTGATATGTAACGCGGAACGGTGCGTTGAGCGGGTTCTGGTCTGCGAGTGTCGTTCCTGCGAAGAAGTTGACCTGCGGCACGGTTGAGCTACCGCTCGCCGTGGTCGAACCACCCTGCATACCAGCCACGATATAGGTCTGCCCGTCATCGTACATATAAGCGGCGTTGCCGGAGAACACATCAATAAAGGCGTTGGACGCGAGGAGAACCTTCGTTGCGATGAAGTTGAAGTTTGTGGCTTCCTCCCAATAGGTATTCCACCCGGTAGTATAATCCGGCGTGAAATCCTGCGCCTTGTATGAGCCGTTAACGCCCAGCTTGCAGTAGTAGTATTTGCGAGTTCCGTTCACCACGCGGTACACCACATCGTAGTAGATTACCGAGGTGAGGGTTTCATCCATACCTTGATAGCCAGCCGTAGTACCATCTGGGCGACCACCAGAGAGGCCGCTTGACGAGAACTCGTTGATACCTCGCATAATCTTTCCGCGCAACCCATTGTCGCCCGTAAGACGGGTAATCGGCGACCAAGAACCACCAGCGGTGTTCAATCCGCCCGTAAGGGTCGCCGTTGCTTCATTTGCTTGCACGAAGGCCATAGTGACATAGCACGGGTCATCGCCAGAAGGGATTTCCGTATGCCAATTGGTCTCAATCGTTGAGAGCGGATTCTGGAATTGCGTATCATTCGCCGCGTAAATCTTTCCGTTTGCAAAGCGATACTTATAGTTGCTCTGCGGAACGGAGAGGCCCGTTGTGCCGTTGCTTCTGCGGCAGTAGAGGTAGACCGTGCTGGCGGAGTAGCCGTTGTCGCCATCTGCCCCTTTCGCACCGTCAATGACAACCGGGATGGTCTCTCGGTCAATAAGAGAGGTTTCCGCGTTATCGGTGAACCAATAGTAGATAATCTTCCCTGCGGCGATAAGGGAGGCCCAATCGGTGTCGCTGCTCGAAATTGCGGAATACGCCTTCTTTGTGCTTCCGCCATCCACACTCATCTTCAACACGCCAACGGAGGACGAAGCGAGGCTACCGCTACCCTTGCGGGCCATCCTCGAACAAGAAATGCTCGTAGGGGAATATGTGATGGAGTTATCGGCGGCTCTCGAACCCTTAATGGTGTCCGCGCTCGGTTGAAGCACATACACCACACCGTCCTCTCCATCTTTGATGGCAAGCAGGGTGAATACCACCGTCCGGGAACCGAGCGAGCAGGTTACGAGCAAGGAAATCTCAATCTTGTCGTAAGTATTGAAGTCCGTTCCGTTGTCTACGAGAATCTGCACATCACCTGCGGCATATCCGTTTGGGAAGGAAACGTGGATATTGCTCGAAAGGTGGTTAACGGTCGGGACGATGCCCGTAATCGTCTGCGCGTTTTCGCCGTACCACATAGACACCTTCGTTGCGAGCGTGACACCACCAGATACCTGCAAGATGCCATCCGGCCCAACGGACAATCCGTCCATTTCGTTGTTGATGTCTGCGAACAACGGGCTATCTCCTTTCTCACCCTTGACCTTGAACACTTCCCACGCGCCCCATACTCCGGCGGTCTTTTTACGCATTGCCATCCAAATGTCGCTGGAAGTGGCGGTGTTGTGCCAATTCGCGCCCGTGGCGGGATTTGACGGAGTGCCGGGGTCAGTTGCGAGGGCGGAATACTCAAAATCAAGGTCTGCGGTGTCGAAAGCCGGGGAGGGTGTACTCCAATGCTCGTCCTGCGGATAGTAGCCATTTGCGGAGAACACGCGCATCGCCATCCAGAGAGTAGCATCGCCAGACGGTACGCCATCGCCCCAAGTGTAGGAATTTCCGGCGGAATCGGTATATGTATCTTGAGGAACGGGATTATCGAAGTCACCGTCATCATCGGCGATGGCCTCCGGCGTTCCATTGGTTCGCGTGAAAACGACCGAGGTGAAGGAGGTGTTGCCTTGCAGGGCGAGAGACCACGAATAGTACAGATTTACGACCTTCTCCGTGATTCCGGCGGCGGCATCCGCATCCCGTATGATGATTGGAATCTCAATCACGCCAGCGGGGATGTTCATCTTGTCGGTGGCCTCAATCGTGAGATAGGTGGATGTGGTATTGTTGTCAACCACCTTCACAATGAGCATAGTGTCGCCCGTGTAGGTGTCAACGAGGTTCGCCCCATTGCCGGACGCAACGGTCAAATACCTTCCCTGCGAATCGGTCAAATCCTCACCATTGGAAGTCTTGAGGCGACCACCCGTGTATGCCGCAGTCAATGGCGTTCTCGCGGAATCCAAGAATCGGATTGCGGTCATCTTGACTTTCGTGGCAAACCGCTCCACGCCTTTGTATCCGAGAACATCCGTCCTATCGGTGGCTTCCTCTGCGTACTGAACGCCAGCAGCGAATATATGGGCCGGGTTGCTCAAGGAAACGGAAATCGCATTTGCGAGAACCTTCATAATCTGGACGCTTGCGGAGAGGTCTGGATTATCGTTCACTACGCATCGGAAATCCTCTACAATCTCGCCGTTTCGGAAGTATTGCGGGGAATCGGGGTCAACTTTGTACGACTGCCCCGTTGCCCCCGCGATGGCAACCCAAGTGATAGCACCCAGATAGTACCATTGGTAGGAAGGATTGTCAATTCCCGTTGTCTGGCAGGTGAGAACCACCTCGTTTACGGGTTCATCATCAAAGGAGTTCTCGTAACCGATGATGGGGTGAGAGGCAACAACAGAGACCGATATTTCCTCCGGCTCCGTAGTCGATGGTGTCAGTTCCTCAACCTCATTACGAAGGTCGCGGAGTTCAATGTCGGTTATGTTGCGGGTATTATGCCCCGTCTGGCGCGAAATACTTGACAAGAAGCTCTCGCGCTTCTCATCTTGCAGCGTGACTTTGTAGGTTGGGATAGCTTCTTCACCCTCGTTTATCTCAACCGTGTCAATGAGAATCCAAGCGCGGTGGAAGTCTACGCCACGGATATTCACGACATCCTCAATGACATCATCATCTTGGACGGGCATATACATACCCTCCATAATCTTTTCGGGCGATTGCGCCAAAACCTTCGCATCAATTTCCGGCTCATAGACAATCTTTGGCGTTGATAGCGCGTCAAGGACTTCCTGCGCCCTTGCGAGAAGCCTCTGGGATGCGGAAGTGATATAGACCTCCGGCATCGTAAGGTCTGTAAGCGCGAATCGGTCTCCCTCCTCAATTCGGTAGATGGAG